CTTGTAAGGCCTTGCTATTAAACACGTCATTGAGAGTATCTTGTTTGACATTACCTAGTCTAGAACCAACGCTCATGCAACATGGCGAAATGCCGCCATCAATTTGTATTTCTAAATTGGTCCATGGTATTACACATATAGTGTCTGGCAAGAAAAACTTGTTTTCAATCTTGTTTGTAGCCTCAAGATCAGTGGCTTTAAATTGAAATGGCACAGGATCGTAAGAGAACTGCTTGCAACCAGATTTAATTGATGTTTCTAGATCAGCAGGGCCACAAATTAACACAAACCAGTTGCTGATGTCAATAAAATTAAAAGTTTCATATAGGTGTTTTAGGAAATTGTCTGGCAACACATGGGAAGTATAAAACACTATGCGATCAGTTGGCTGATAACTAGGTTGATAGATGCTGTGTAACAGTTTGAATAAGCCATTGGGACTAGACGACAAATCTCCAATGTCGCAGATAGCCTTGATATCAAATTTAGATCTCAGCTGTTGTTCTAACTCTTGACAAGACACAGTCATAACGTTTGGTATATCTTCAACAGTAATTTGTTGTCATAGAATTCTGATTCTATGTTTGTGAGTTGATCTGTGACAATTTGATCCACTGACTCAAACTTAATTTCGCCAGGTGCCATGTCTGTATCTACATCACTATTCTTGTTTGGTATCAAACTCATCTCTCGCAGATCGTAGTCTTTTACAAATGTTTCTTTGATAAAGTTGGCTTCTTCGTATGAAATCTCAATGTCTAGCCCAACACGCACATGCATCTTGGGCTTAAGAAGCGATGGAGCGTTATCAATAAGATTTGCAAGTCCGTATACTCTATACGTCGGTTGAGCAGGCCAAGCATGAAACTTAGGCGCTGCTCCCCATTCCAGTACAGTAAGTCCTCGTTCGTCGTCACCAGCATCTGCATAATTGTGAGGGAACGCATTACCGATGTAGGTAATATTTTTCTTAGTCTGTCGCTTGTGAAAGTGTCCGGTGAATACATGTTCAAAATTTTCAAAATCTTCTCTGCGTACCTCGCCATGGTCTGGCATCTCTATCATGGCGTTCATCAAGTAGCCCGGCAGTTCAAAGTGCCCAAACATGTACTTGCCGTTTAGTTTGGGTATCCTCTTATGATCATCCCCACAAAGCCAAGGAGCAATAACGACGTCACCGCTACTAAACCAATCGTTACATATTTCCACATTGGGGAGATGGCGTGCCCACTCCACACTCTGAATATCACGCTTATCACGATAATATAGATCGTGATTCCCAGGTATAAAATACACGCAGTCAAAATTGTCATTTAGGTGCTCCAGCGATCGAAGGCTATAGTTTAAGGTAACAATGTTGAGACTGGCTCGATTGTTGTGCCAGTCGCCTAGGAACATGGCGGTTTCACAGCCTTCCTCTTTAGCCTTGGCAGTGGCCCATTTTACAAAGGCCAAACAATCTTCATTGTGTAAGGTTGAATTGCTTTTGAGTCCAAAGTGGATGTCTGTCATCAATGCAGCCTTTTTGAAGAGATTACTCATTTATATTTCCCATGCTTTGTATCCATTGTGCGATGATCCTTGGTTAGTTTTTTCTATAATTGTTTTTGCCCATTGACCGGTTAGTCGTTGGAATTCACTTTTGCTGTTATAGTATAGCATAGACCCGTTGGGGTTCTCAACCTGTAACTTCTTCGAAACTTTTGCTGCACCTTTGAGACTGTTAATACGATTATTTTCTCTAAGTCGATCTTGATTGTTTTGTTGCCACTCTACTATGCCTTTTGCTTTTGCTTCCGTAGAACCCGGAGTTGATGCATAGTATTTTTTAAGAGTTTCTCGTCTCTTTGCATTCACTTCGGGTGTATGAGCATGCTTAACCATCTCTTTGCGTTGTTCAGATGTAGTATCTAACCATTTTTTGCAATTGTATTCTTTGAACGACCATCCTAACGCAATGCGTATCTGCTGTAGTTCTTCAGAAGATAATTCTAGTAAGTTAGCTCTTCCTAATCCATCGCCCCCTGGGGTTGAGTTAAGCCCATTTTTGTACGAATCAAACTTTTGTATATAGGCAATTTCTGCTAGTGCAAGTGATCCGATATTGTCAAAATTAGAGTCAATGACTTCGTATAGACATTGCTCTAATCCATGATTTCGCATTGCATTGTGTATTTTTCTTTTTTTCTGCCCTTTAAATGCTGCACGGCAATGCTCCTTCCAACGAGCTTGTTTATACGCAGGTTTAGTATCTAACCCGATATAAACTTGATTTAGAGGAATGACAGTAATTTTGTAGATAAACATTTTTGACCCAAAGTATATATGTTTATTTATACACTTTGGGGTTAAAATTCATCCTGCTATTATACTACTCATCCAAGCTAGACACAACCGGACCGGACATGGCAGCCATGCCGGCTTTGCCAGAGTTCTGTCTAGTCCACGAAGGATTCAAACCGTTCATTTCAAGAATGTCATCTCGAATGTTCTGGTTCTTTTTCTCGATGTTAAGAATCCGTGTAAAACTATTAGTGATCGCAGCGGTATAGTAAGCAAAGGGGTTTTGCGATTTTGATTCGTCAAATTGAAGACCAATTTGACTAAGTTGAAGTAGAGCCTGTCCACGCATTTCCTCGTTGTATGTATAGCCACGCCAGTTGGAACGAGTGGCATAGCGTTCGCACAGTTTCATAAACATCATGGCCAGCTTGCGAGTCATGTTGCCGTGATCCTTGGAAAACTCACCTGTGGCCAAATCGCCCTTCCAGTGACTCTTGCCCACTAAAAACAGCGTTTTTTGTTCGTCAAGCCTGTAGTGAAAAAACGGGGGAAAGTTCACACGCACATGTGTGGGATTCAGTACAGGCTCATCTATCAAATCTGCCAATGGATCTTCAGACACATCATCTAGATCAAGTATGTCTTCCAGTTTCTTTTTCTTGGCAGCAGCCTTGGTAACTTTTTTGGGTGCCATGGGTATGTGTTCCCAGCAGGTGATTCTAAACACAAGATCTGTGTTGGGAATTTTCTTTTGATCAATCACTTCACCAGTTTCGCGTTTGATACGATCTGCTCGGTTTCTGCGAGCTTCAACAATGGTACGCTGATTGATTTTGTCTAGACCGGGCAAAATTATGTCGTATTGATGATCAATTGCTGGATCACGATAACAACAGTAGGTGTTCTTGCTGAAGTGGATTTCTTTCAAAATATCACGGTTGTTTAGATAATTGACACGAGGTGCCGCTTTTGGTAATAAAGTCATAGTATGACAAGGTCTCCTTATTAGGATTGTAGCATATTTACAACAATTGTCAACCTCTTGTTAAACTATGCCGTTTCTATCGACGGTAAATAAGGTATAGGACAAGTAACATGGCTTCAGGAACATTTTCTGCCGACGCAACTGCAAACGATTATAATACAGCCTTGTCTTTGGCTCAATCACAAGCAAGAAGTGAAGCATTTACAACGTTAGGACAAAATATCAATTTTGATCGTGCCAGCACGTCAGATATGATCAATCCTGACAATACATACACAGTAACATTTACAACTACAGCAACCCAGGTTGAAGTTCCTCCGCCAGTGTCAGCGTCAGGCGACGAAGCAATAGATGCAGCCAACGAAGCTGAGTTAGCACAGTTACGTGAAGCAGAAGGTGCGGCAGTTTTTGCACCAGCACCAGTGTCAGCGTCAGGCGATGAAGCATTAGATGCAGCCAACGAAGCTGAGTTAGCACAGTTACGTGAAGCAGAAGGTCGTGCAGTTTTTGGCCCAGCACCAGTTACTGGAGATCCAGGATATGGTGGTGCATCCACTGCTGAACAAGATGCAATCAGAGAAGCACAAATTGGCGCCAATCAAGATCAAGAAGATGCAGATATGGGCAAGGCAATGGCTGCCTCGCAATCACAACTGCGAGATCAATTCACCCTGCAACAGAGATTTAACACATCCTCACAAGGCGATTGGCGTGTGAGACTGAGATTGGCTCCGGGTGCAAAATATCTGTACAAAGCAGAAGACCCTGGTATTTTGCGGCCATTGGTTCCCACAGATGGAATAATTTTTCCTTACACTCCAACAATATCAACTCAGTATTCGGCCAAGTACGACAGTTACAATCTCACACACTCAAACTATCGCGGATACTTTTATCAAAGCAGTCAAGTTGGTGATATAACTGTTACCGGAACATTCACAGCACAAGACACTGCCGAAGCTGAATATTTGTTGGCGGTGATACACTTTTTCCGTTCAGTTACAAAAATGTTTTATGGCAAAGATCCGCAACGTGGGTCGCCGCCGCCATTGGTTGAGTTGTCTGGGTTTGGCGAATATCAATTCAACAATCATCCATGCTTGGTTGCCAGTTTCAATTATACCTTGCCCAACAATGTTGATTACATACAGGTTAGGCCCAACAATCAAGGTTTGAACATGTCTGCTAGAACGCCCAAAGTTTCAAGTTCGCCAGCTTCCACTATTGAGAGTGTTTTGCGAAGACTGCAAACTTCTCTTCTACCAAAAGGTGCTCAAGGAACGCCA